AATGATGGGACTTGGGGGGAGGGGAGAGGGGAGAGGAGGCAAGCATGAAGGATCACACTTGCTGAGAATCGACCGAACAGCCGAATCTTCAGATTCCTCGGAAGGGGTGCCGGTATGAACCGACAACCGTTCTTGTCGCTTTCGAAGTCTCTCCAAAATGGCGGGTGAGAGGATCTTAGCAGCAAGGTTGCTCACATATTGAGTGAACACCTTGTGCTTCAAGGCTTGGTTAAGAACCAAGTCGACCTGACTCGTGCCAGCTTGGATAGACTCAGCGAACTCTATCTCATACTCAACCCATATGTCAATGAGCGGGGAACCGGCGGTATAGAATGCAGCACTGACACCGTCAGCAACAATATGAATGTCGCCTTGAGTTTCAGTAACTGACACATCGCCAGTACCCACTTCATGATGATACCAATTATATGAATTCTTCTTAGTATCATACTCATAGACAAGAGTCTCCCAGAACTTACAAGCTCTAACTCCCTCCTGGTTACGAACCTGAGCTTGAGTCCAGGCAGCTAAAGTGCCTTGGGCGTCATACTCACCCGACACAGCAACCACGCCAGGCACCGTTGAAGGTGTTTTGCCTTCGATAATAACACGCAACTTAGTGAAGCGGTACATGGCGAAGACAGGCGCGATCACAGACAGCTTTGTAAAGGCTGCGCTGGTCGGGATAACCGAGAAGAAGAAATCTTGTAGGGTGGTGGCTGCAACTTCGCTCGCAACGAAGTCACAGCCCTGAAAAGCCACAGTTGCCCCTTTAAGCGAGGGGGTCTTACTGCGAAAATAAGTCTGTCGAGACCCATTCTTATAGCTGAAGGCATTTGGGGCAGACGCAATGCGTCTGCCTGCTCCAACTAAGCTCTGCCGGCCTCCTTTCGAACCACCCTGCTTCTTAGCAGGCATGGCTTTTGGTAGGGAGACAAACCGTGTGATGGCCGCCTTAGCGGCGTTCTTCTTCTGCTTCTTGGATCCTGGCAGAAGATTTCTCCTCCGCAATTCCTCCATTGCCATCTTTGTAAGAAACGGCATTGCTGAAGACGCTAGGGTCGCTAGAGCCATCTTGCTCACTGACTTTACCTCGTCTCCTCCTGACGAGGTCAAGCACTTGCATACAATGAGGAAGATGTGGTGAATGTCTCAGTTCATAAGCAAACTGAAGACGAAACTCCTCTGTTACTGGTTCGTGGCAGAGGAGCCGATAAAACGATCGGTGCCAGTTTATTGGCTCACCGGTTCCTTCGTTTGTTTTAAACAAAGTACTACAGAAAGAAAACTGGGTGCCGTCAAAGACAATCAAGTCTTTAACCGTATGCCCGATTTCAGCATACATAGACTTCAACATGCTTGGATGCACTGTTGGAGTTTCTAGGCTATCGTCCCCCATGGCTGATGACCATGAGGCCTTAGTTATTCTCGAAGCGAGTATACGAATTCTAGAATTGCTTGAACTCGTGATATATTGACCGCTCTTCATCACCCCACGCTTAACCTGTGCGATCATCCGACCATCACTAAGGACAAAGACCGATAAACCAGAAGCAGCATAACGAGCACGAATAGCTCTCGCGTACTGCGATTCCCATTTAAGGTCATGCAGGCGTATCCGCATTTCTGCTTCAGCATCCTGCTCCCATGACTGGACGGACCAATCCCACCCAGATATATCCATCTGGACAGGGGAATTCTTCAATTGAGGCCGTACCTCGGCTATTATCGCCGCGATGCCTTTGTCATCTAATCCCATTCCTGGTTTCGAAGGCACAGACTTCCATGAAGCTATCTCAAATCGGTTTTGTATACCGAATAAGACTCGCTCAACTACCTGGTCAATGAGTGACACTGAACAGATAAGACGGAAACGACCAGAGAGAATTTTCTCCTGGAGGTGTGGTTCCTGTTTCACAAAAAGCCGCACAGGATCACAAGCTCCACACTTAACTAGCATTTCCGGTGTCATATCCTTGGCTCGATCACCCAACTCAGCTAAAACTCGAATACGCTCCACTATTGCGTTAGCAATTGTGTCTGCGTATGCGTTAATAACATCTTCGTTGGATGAGCCTAAGGCTGCCACCGGGACACCAGGTGTGGAGTCCCTCTGAACATCCGAAAACAAAATAAATGATAAACACAGCTTCTCGGCTTGTGCTTGAACATCGAGCAAGAAACTCTCATCTTCCATCCCCTCGATTGGAATCGTATGGGGGTAGAGTAAGAGTGTTTCCTCTATAGCTCGTCTTAAGTCTGGGGGGGGAGGGACGCTCCTGTGCCTTCCGGCTTGGAATGCAAGGGATGACCATTCTGCGGTTGGCCCGCGTTCTGGCCATTCC